ATGAAGAAGGATTAATCCTTAAGCCACTAGGCAAGAGAGAGCTTGTCAAAGTCAAGACAGTTGATGGCGGAACAATGCTCAAGCAGGTGGACATTCACAAAAACCTATTGAATTATTGGCAATATTCGTTCAAGAACCCAAGGCAGAACCCGACAAGGTTCGAGAAGGATGAAATAAATTATATGATAATGGATGACAAATCCTATGACGTTTATGGCTTTTCTCCGGTGCAATCAATACAGCAAGTGATAGAATTGCTTATCCAGGGCACCAGGTACAATAAGGATCTGTACACAAACAATGCAGTGCCGGACTATCTTGTAAGCCTTCCAAAGCTTCCAACTACTACGCTTGAAGAATTAAAGAGAAGGTGGAACAACAGCTACAAAGGAAAGCCTCACCAGATTGGATTCATTAACTGGATGATCGACAAGGTGCAGAAGCTTGCTGATTCAAACAGGGACCTTGAATGGTTGGATGGCCAGAAGTGGTACTCAAAGCTCGTATTCGGAGTTTTCGGAGTCAGCCCGGTTGAAGCTGGATTCTTTGAGAATGCAGGCAGAACCAATGATGAGGGTCAGGAGAGGGCGACTGTAAGGAATGCGTTGAAGCCTTATATGACAATGTTCGAGAAGGCGCACACAAACAGGACAATCACAGAGATATTGCAGAGAGAAGACCACGGGCTTATGTTTAAGTTTATGCCCAAGGATCAGATTGCTGAAAAGATTGAGTTCGAGCAGGACATGAGACAACTTGAGATGGGAGCTATGACTATCAATGAATACAGGACAAAGAAAGGATTTGAGCCGGTTGAGTGGGGTGATGAGCCATTAAGAAGGCCATTTAATCCAGAGGATAGCTTCTCGAACTTTGGTGGAGAGCCGAACCCTGCAAGCAATCCAAGAGAACAGAGGAACAACAGTGGACAGAAGGCAGAAGACAAAGAAGAAGAAAAGTATTTTGAAGAAACCTTTAAAAAAAAAGATGAGATAGAGCCTGGCGAAGACATCATTGAGGAAGCAGAGGATTATTCTGATTTTCTATTAAAGACATTCGATAAGTTTGAAAAGAAAGTGATGGCAGCAGCTGACAAGATTGAAGTTGCAAAGATGGACAAGACGTTCGGGGAATTTATGCAGGATATGTTTAATGTGGTTAATACAAAGCTGTTCGCAGGGCAAGTGAAGAGATTCCTTAAGGCAGACCTCATTGCAGGCATGGTGTCTGCAGAGAAAGAGACAGGACTGGATATAGGCTTCACGCAGGCATACGAAGACAAGTTGAGTAAGCTTCAAGGGCAACAGATAGATGGATACACGATTAATGGCAAGAAGTGGCCAGGCATAAAGGGTGTAACGAAAGAGATTCAGGCAAATGTCATAAGGACAGTACAGGATGGATTGAGGCAGAACAAAAGCAGAGAAGAAATCAAGGCAGACATCAAGGCAACATTCGATGGATTCTCCGACTGGCGCAGTGAAATGATAGGGCGCACAGAGACATGCCGTATTATCAATGAAGGAAAAATCATAGGATACAAGGAGACAAAAATTAAGGGAAAGAAAGTGTGGAAGGCTGCAATTGATGCAAGGACATCAGATATATGCAGGCGCCTGAATGGGAAAGCAGAGAAGCTGGATGATCCATTCCAGGATCCTGAAACATTAAAGAATTATGAAACGCCTCCGGCACACCCTAACTGCAGAAGTACGATATTCTTTAAGCCAGATTAGAGGTAGTGATTAAATACTAAATGCTACCATAATATTAGATATGAACAAATCAACCCATGAACCATTCAAGCGTGAGCTGTTCGCACCCGTCATGAAAAGTGTTGAAGGCGACTATATCGCTGTGCTTTCTGATAATTCTGTTGACAGGGATGACGAAGTGGTATCTGCTTCTTGCATAGAAAAGCTTGGAAAAGATGTTGGATACATTGCCGGGCTTGTCGACCACGAAAACAGTGTGCTGAAGATGGTGGCGGAATGGGTAAACAGGAAAGTAATAAATATAGATGGCCATCAGGCGCTCATAGCAGAGCCGAGGTTCTTTAAGTCAAACCCAAATGCAGCCATAATAAAAGGCATGCTTGACGAAGGCGCACAGATAGGGATATCTATCGGCGCAATGGTTAAGGAATGGGATGAACTTGAAGGAAGAAGGATCTACAAGGAGCTTGAACTGCTCGAGGCAAGCTTCGTGGCAGTGCCAAGCAACAGGCATGGGCGCTGTATGGCAGTAGCTAAATCGTTTAAAACCAAGGAGGAGAAAGTAATGGAACTAACACAGAAAGACGTTGATTCCGCTGTGGAGAAAGCAATCAAAGAAAAAACAGATGAATTCTCAAAGCAGATGGAAGGTAAGGATGCAGAAATTGTGAAGCTGAAAAAGGATGCAGAAGAAGCAAAAGAAGCAGCTGAAAAAGTAAAGTCTGAATCGGACGCGAAAGTGTCGGAAGCAGAAAAGAAAGCTGAGGAAGCAATCAGCAAAGTGAAATCTGCAGAAGAAACTCTTGAAGTCGAGAAGAAGAAAGCTCTAGAAAAGAGCAAGTATGCAAAGGGCGACAAAGGAGAGCAAGGCGCAGAAGACACAGAGAAAGCATTCAAAGAAGGTAAATTGCCGGTTATGAGGCTGGCATAAGGGAGGACACAAAAAATGAAAGCGATGTTTAAATCGTTCGAGGACGGATTCAGTGTCGAGAAATGCAGGGAAAGATTCGATGCTGGACAGATAGAAAAAGACGCATTTGGAGGATATTCAAAGGAATATTTTAATCCTTTGTCAAAAGTTGACAAGAGGATGGAAATTGCCAAAAGTACATGGGAAATGCACAAAGCATCAATCGATTCACAGACAGGTGGAGCCGGTACAGCCGGAACAGCACTTGTTCCAGTGTATCCTGATCCGAATATTGTCAACAGGACAGTAAGGCAGACCCCATTCAGAAACATGGTTCCCAGAAGGGCCATCAGGGGAATGACATACGACTACATTCCACTGACTGCAAAGGGCGGAGCATTCTGGGCAGCAGAAAACGGAGCATTAGCTGTTGTGGAAGATACCTATGAAAGAGTGTCAGTGGGTGTTAAGTTCCTGTATGCGAAGGGACTCATTTCAGGACCTGCCATCGCGGCAATGAGAGGATTCATCGATCCTACTCAGTTGGACCTTGGAGTCAAGACTGACAGCATATATGAGGCAGAAGAAGATGCGCTCATTAATGGTGATGCGTCAACAAGTCCGTTGGAGCCATCAGGAATGATTAAGCTCATAACGACAAACACGACAAACAGATTTGGCGGATACCCAACTTTGCCTTTAATCAGGGCAGAGATAGCAACCACATTCAATGCAAAAGGATTCCCTACGTTGGCATTAACTGATGCGACAACGCACAATTATGTCAAAGGGCTGTTGCTTGACTTGCAGAGACAAGTATCAAACCCTTCACAGGGAATGCTTGGATTTGGTATACCGGACGCGTTCGAGTTCGACCAGTTGATGTTCGTCAAAGACATCTTCATGCCGACAGGTGGAAGTGCTAAAAGGATATTGTTCCTTGACTTGAGGTACATCTTCTTTGCAGTCCTCCAGGACTTGACATATGAAGAGAAATACACTGATCAGGATGGATACGTGTACATGCTAAAGGAATATCTGACAATCGTCAACACATTTGAGGCAGCAAGCTCTCAGATGTATGGAATAGCATAAGGAGGAATGAAAAATGACAGCTGTTGTAGAAACATTCAGGAAACTGGCAGTCGTGGGCGATTTGAAATTTATCGTCATACAATCAAATGCAAACTGTGCGTCAGGTCATACAATTGACTTGAACACAGATGTAGATGATGGAAGAGGGCAGGCAATAAAAGAAATATTGCTTACTCTTGTGCAGGATGATGCAGGTGCAGACAAAACAAGCACATGGGATCCAGCTACAGGCATCATAACAATGGGCACCATCTCGACTGGCATCCACAATATAATGGTTTTAGGCAGATAAGCTTAAAATCTTTTTTTTATTTTTTTATATTAACAAACGACTGTAACGCACTGCCTGGGACGGTGCGGTGAAACAAGCACCCGGTGGAAATAGCCGGGGGGCAAACGACTCCCAGGGGAGAAACACAAAATGGGAACAGGATTAAGGACCGCGACAAGCGGCGGAGTGGCGGCGCCTCCGTACACAAACGGGCCGTACACATTTTCAGAAGACATAACCTTTGAGGGCGCAGTAAGCATCTTGGGTACAATGATATTCGGGGATGC